CGCTTCACCTCGCCAAAACATCCTTCAAGGACGAGCCTGTGAGTTTTACTCTCTGATGATTTTAATGTTCCTGTAAACCCATGCCTATACTCACAATCAGTAAGCTTCTCCATGATGGTCGTAAGAGACTTGGCCTGGAATGTATGAGCTTCATCACCTAGTACGACACGAAACTGGTCGAACCATTCTTTAGGTTGTTTAATCAAAGACTGCCAAGTACTGATTACAATAGGAGCTTTTGTATTCTTATCAACACCACCTTGAATACGGTAAATGATACTCTCATCACATCCATAGTCCATGAAGTCACCGGCCATCTGGTGTACTAGCGAAATTGTAGGGACAATGATGAGTGTACGATGTCCGAACGCTTGATAATAGTGCTGCTGAATCAAATAGATGATGAGTGACTTACCAGATGAAGTAGGACTGAGTGATAGTGAACGCCGCTTACGAAGAGCGTTTACTACATAATCATTTTGGTAATCTCGAGGAGTAAACTTACAATTGATTTCTTTTGCGAGTTGAACTGCATAGTCATCGTCAAACTGTTCATCTATTCCAATGTGATCAGGAGCTCGAAGTGTGTACCCGCGATCATCACAAAACTTTTTCAAATGAGGATACAGTCCGACATAGAGTTTAGGGCGCATTGGTTGGAATAGACGAATGATTCCATCCCACACACGAGCCTTGTACTTCGGATTAAATTGATAGCCCTCAGGTCGAAACGAAAAGTGCTCACTAATCTCCATCAAGGTACCGGAGTCGGCCTTGACTTTCATATGTACGGAGTTAATGCTTTCGATTTCGATCAGTTCACTCATAACTTAATGGCTAATAGTAAAAATATTCCCAATAGAATTAGATTCGTAAAAAAGATGAGTACTGCTAGAATTGTATGATACCAGATCCAGCGAGTACGATAAGCGTTCTGTAAAGTGACATCTGAAGGATCAATCTCTTCGTCCATAGTTGGAAGATTGTGCATAATAGTTTGATCGATCTTATTTTTCTCGATCGGAGTGTCAAACAATTTTACAATCTTTTCCCACATTTAGTAATCACCTGCTTGGAACTTGAGCATATCAATCATCGACTTGATGATGAAGTTGCGACTGTGAATAGTCTTAATAATGTCTTCTAAATAGTTAGCGTTGCAAGTATGAAAATCAATCTTCAAACTGAGGTTGATAATATCCTTGTCCGCTTGGAGATATTTATCCATGTCTTGTCGTATGATTTTTCGCTGGTACGGACGCCATCCGCGCTCGCGAAGATCTTCTTCAGCCATGCTTCCGTCCATCCACTCGCGCTTTGCTAGCTCAAGCTCTTTGTATTCAGCCTTGAGTTTCTTTACACGGAGCACTTCTCGATAGTACATATTGTAGTACTTACTGTGCAGTAGAGGAATACGCTTGCTTTCACCTACAAGATTAGTCTCGTCAATAGGAGCATCAGCTGCCCACATCGCAGAAATATCATTTGTATCCATAATTTAAAACCCATGATGAAATTAATAACTAACCAATTATAACACAATCAACTGCAAATGTCAACTACAACTTTTCAACAGTGAAAGCGTCATATCTCATTGTTACTGTCGCTTCAGCATAGACTACGTCTTGTTGCGACATATCTAGCGATATTGGTGTTAACCCAGTAGGAAAGGCATTTAAAAATGTAAACTTGATGTTCGGATTCTTATGGCTATTTAAAAGAATAACCGAGATGTCAGATGTCAAGCCTTCTTGAGAATCTTCAAGAGCACCATATTGCTGAAGATTGTCGGGCGATCCTAATCCTTTCAACCATTCGAAAATCTCAATATAGTTGTTCATATTCTCATCAATTATAAACGATAAATCAAGATCATTGAAAACTAGTTTATCTGGTACACTGTAATATGAGCGCAACGGCGTTTGAGTCTCAACAGGATTTGATGAAATTGAAGGTATTTGAAACTTCTGTGTAAAAAATTCTACATTGGGCAATCGAGACACTTTAATGTCGAACCCACCTGTAGATAAATAATTCGTAATCATTTTTAAAAGATCCTTTATCTTGATTCTATACTATTTATTCACATTGAGGATATAATATGTTCAAACCCAAAGCCCTATCATACGAACTAGACACCACTGGTTTATCTATAAACGAAGTAAACGCACTTCACCACGTAATGTTTGTCGCAAAAAATTATGATTGGTGGTATGAAGTACTGCCAGACGACGTCGTAGTCGACATTGGAGCGGGTGTCGGCGCTTTCAGTGCTAAAGCATTAGATGCTGGAGCCAGCAAAGTGTATATGATTGAACCGAATCGAAACCTTCTAAAGACTGCAATCAAGAACGTGTCTGATTATATCATCGATCAAGAAGAAACTCGAGTGATTCCTATTAACGCAGCTATGGGTAAAACAGATGTTGATCTTTCGAATATTCATCAGATAAGCGGAATGACCCCTGCTGAAGAGCCTCGCCTCGAGTCTTTAAGACAGTTCACCGACACTCACTGTTTGGAACATATAGATTTTCTTAAGATTAGTGCGTGTGGTGCTGAGTTTTCGATTTTAGATCCTGACAACATCGAGTTTCTAACTAACAACGTAAGACACATAGCTTGTGTGGTGAATCTAGATGCTCAATATGGGTCTGTTGAAAAATTTAAAAATTGGAGAGAGCGGTTTGTTAGACCGCTTATGGAAATGAATAAAGTAAGATTTCAGAACGAAACTTTTGCGGAGAAGATCTTTCAAGAAAACTTTAACGACATACTTCCTAGATCGTTTTTGATCTATATTACAAATTGGTAATTACCAGTGGTGAATGGCATTTGCCATAATAAAGAAACACGTAATAAAGTTAACACCTACGACGATTGTTCTCACTATTGTGATGTAGTTGTCGTAGGGTTCAGTTTTATCGTCTGAATAACCACCTAAGCTATATTGCCAAATTTTCCAAAGTTTATTGAGCATCATGTCTCCAATCTTCTTTACTCTGGTCGCCAAAAATCTCCGGAGCTTGTTCCTGTGCAAGCTTCATATAATATTCGCCTGGATAGTGCTTCAAGCAACTTCTCACTTCGTGCCAAAGCTCCGAGTCACGAGGAACTTCTGGATACTTTCCCCCAAGCATGTCTACTAATAATTCACGAGTACGGTTAACCGCATTTCGTCTTTCATAATTCATTGTCATTTCTTTTGCATTAGCCTCACGTTTAATACCATGTTCTCTACGCACAATTTCACAATTGTAGCAGCCGCAATTTCTTTATCCATATTCATTGATAGAATATTTATTGCCATCATGCGATAAGCCTCATCTTCGTCGATAGCAAGGTCTCCCCAGTCAAAAGGATCACCAATCTCAACTTCTTTTGCTAGCTCTATCAAATTTTCAATTTCTTCTTTATAAGGATTCAAAAAATCTTTATCCATTAGTCCCATAGTCCTTGATAGTATTTACCAAACAGTTTAAACCCGTTAGCGATACGGCCAGCTTCTTTCTCCAAGAAGTAGGTTACTATTCTACATTAAACCAATCAGTATCTTCGGGCATCATCTCTACTGCATCACCAAGCTGCTCTTTGAGCTTGTTGTACACGCCAGCATTCGTCCATCGCAGTCCATAATGCTTTTCGTGACATTCGTAACAACTGCAACTAGTATCGTAAAACAGATTCCAGCCATCACCAGGTTGTTCCACACGAGTAATGCCACTGTTCATTCGCCAACCGTAGCCATCAAGATCATCAAGATAACCACCGCTCCATCCACCGAGCACTTTGTACAGTGTCTCGCCTTCGTGGTTGATCTTCAGTACGACCCAATTGTCGGGTGTATATTCACTCATCATTAGTCCCATAGTCCTTGATAGTATTTACCAAACAGTTTAAACCCGTTAGCGATACGGCCAGCTTCTTTCTTGTATCCCTCTGAATCAAAGTGGCTTGTGTCATTAGGACCCTTGTCCCAGCGAAAATACTTAGCATCTTCCTCAGCAACTTCGTTGCCATC